AGGAGAACTCTCAACACTACCACAAATATCTTAAAGTATAATGGGGAAGAAGATAGAAGGTAAGTCTAAAAGACTACAGGAAGCGATAGACAATAGAGAGACTCGATTTAGCTTTAACTTCATCATGGAACGTAAAGGTATTGACATGTCCGCTAAGGTACTATTAGATCTTATGTGTAATGATAGTAATCTCAACGGTAAAGTAACGTGGGCGCAAGCTACCTATGCTAAGAAGATGGGTTTATCTAGACCACAGATTAACAAGTGGTTTAGTAAGTTTGTAGACCTTGGGATTCTACGTTTAGATAACGCTACTAAAGATAGCAAGAAGAAGCACTACGTTATCAATCCAACTAACATAGATAAGCTAAAGAAAGCCACTAGAAGTTTCTCCCAAGAAACTAAATCGGTAACTGGAGGAAACTAAATGTTTCTCCCAAGAAACTAAATGTTTCTCCCAGTATACACATATAAACAATAATAACAGTAAAAACAGTTATTATACTGGTTGGCACCATACTTTATTAGTATGTTGCCAACCGAAGGCCCCAAGCCCAGAAAGACCGATACATACCATATAGACCAAAGCATGACTCTAGACGACTACATACCTCAACAAGACCTTATCTTCTATACAAGTAAGGATTCGTTAACTCAGCAGCTTATCCAGTACCAGGTACTTGAATTTTACCTTGAACAACACGAACTAAATAACTACAGTAGAGGATGGGATACGGAAGTTGAAGCTATAATGTACTGGGATCTTAAATGGTACGAACATCAAGAAATGTACGAGGTATGCCTCTTACTCAAAACAGTAATCAAGAATATTAACAAAATTGCAAAAGATATCAGACTATGAAGCTATTCTGCTACAACAAAATTGACAGAGATACTCTAACAGACCAAGAAACGTTATGCCTTTGGTTTCTAACTATAATGTTTAGATCTGCAGGCGAAGACCAAGTAATAACAATTGACAAGTACGACTTTGTTATTATCTTTGCAGGAGACCCTAGACGCAAGGTTAACATAGAAGAACTAGTTAAACACCCGTTAGCAAAAATGTTTACGTTTGCCGATCTCGGCCCACGTTACGCTATATCGATTAACGAGGACATTATAGCTAAAAGATACGCAAATAGAATGCTTGGTGCTACAGCTATACATATACATGATGAGACTGCAGTCAAAATAGGTATCTATTTGCATGCTGCATTGAATCTAATGGATGATTGGTTCATGGGTGAGGAAATCAACATCTTTACAGATATACGCGTCTCACGGTTCGGTAGATCAAATAGAGAAAAATACATGATGCACGATAGATTCAGCGTAGAGAATATAATGGGCATCGATCACGTACATGGTAAATAAGTTCTTAACAGATAACTACGACGATATAATCGTAATGTCTAAACGTATTTGTAAAGGTTCGAGAGAACACGAAGACGTAGCACATTACTGTATCACAAAGTTTCTGGAACACAAAAGAGCAGAAGAGTTAGTTATCAAAAACGAAGCAATGCGCTTCTTATCTGGTATGATCCATAGATCTTTCCACTCTTCTACATCTCAATACCATACGTTATACAGACAGAAAGGTAGAGTACACCCTAACTCAGATAACGCGCAACACAAACAAGATCGTAGAATACAAGAAGAATATAACGAAGACTTAGATATTGCCACAGAAGCCATCTTAGGTATCTTAGAAGAGATGCAGAGCGAACCATCGGATGTATGGTTTAGAGCAAAGCTATTCGAACTATGGTTAGAGACTCCAAACTTCTCAGAATTAGAAAGAAGAACAAAGATACCTCGTACCTCGATATCCCAAGCTGTATCAGAATGTCGCGAATATATAAGAAGAGAACTTAAACAAAGAAACATCGACCTATGATACTAGAACTAATTGGCTGGGCCTGTTTGGCCCATCTTGCCGTAGATTTTATTGAAACAATTGATACTAATGGAGTATTAGCTAACAAGCCATTCAAATGCGATATGTGCTTCGGTTACTGGTCTTCAGTAATTCCATTGGTTTACATCCATGGATTAAACGGATTCCTATACGCAGCAATCGTTGGAGTAATGGCAGACTTAATATTTAGACTAAAGAACATACTATGAAATTTGAACACTTACAATGGGTAGCAGATAATCAAGCAATCTTTATCGCTAACAACAGACCAACTACAAAACAGAAAGCTGTTACATACGAAATTTACAATAGTGTTACAAACGAAACACTTAAGCCAAACGGATGTGGAAGATGCTGGGCAAACGTAAAGAAGAGAGTATGGAAAGCTTTCGAAGCAAATACAAACATATTTTAACATGAAGAAGACTGACGTATCAATAAACGGTATTACGTATACTGTTAGATCTACAACAGACCAAGGTCTGCGCGAAGCAATTAAACAACTAAAGAAGTCAATCAAACGAATGATGGACGATAATAAGACAGAAGACCATGACAGTTAACGAAGCAAATCAAGTAGTAGACGGTTGTAAAGCAATTCTAGAAGATCTATATTTAGAGTTAACAGACGAACAAGTAGCACAGATTGATAAAGCATTTACGCAATACGCATATGTTATGTCAACTCTATTAGAGGTTACAGTTCGCGAGAATAACTTACTTAAAAATACAGAACAATAATATGTTTCAACCAGGACAATCAGGAAACCCTAACGGAAGACCAGTAGGTTCAAAGAATCTAGTAACACAAAAGATCAGAAAGGCTTACCAAGAGCTAACTGAGAATAACTTAGATAACATGACAGCGTGGTTAGCTGAAATTGCAGCAGATAATCCAAAAGAAGCAATGGAACTAATGCTAAAGTTATCAGAGTTTATTATCCCAAAACTTGCTAGACAAGAACTAACTGGCACTGACGGCGAAGATCTATTCAAGAACGTTAAGTTTGAGTTTGGACCAGATGTCAACGACGACACAAAAAGAGACAAGAATGACCAATGATCACCTACGAGTATACCTCAGTGAGAGGGACTACGACAATGGAGGTGATGAATCAGTATGGTCAGGATGGCTGGCTAATAGTACATATAGACCACAAGATAATAATCTTTGCACGACCTATAACGACGGCCATATAGATTACGTACATGAGCTATGATATTTACTGGCTTTACCCCTCACGATATTCAGAGACAGATTCTGAACCAGATTATCCAATCCAAGGAGAAATACCACATTGCGAGCATTGGCAGGCAATTCGGGAAATCTCTAATGGGTATGAACCTAATGCTTTATTGGGGGATAAACCAATCACCATGCAAGATCTTATGGGTAAGTCCCGTATACAGTCAAGCACAGAAAGTTCAGAAGGAATTGATGGCAGCGATTGGTGGGAGTGGAATAGTGGCTTCTAACAACTACTCGTCAAACGAACTTACACTTAAAACAGGTACGACCATATACTTTAGATCAGCAGAACGTTACGATAACATTCGTGGTATGACCTTAGACTATGCAGTAATAGATGAGGCTGCATTTATCAAAGACGATGCATGGGCAGAAGCGATCCGCCCAACATTAGTAGTACGTGGAAAGAAAGTCTTGTTTATATCTACACCAAAAGGTAAGAACTGGTTCTACGACTTATACAAACTAGGAGACTCGCCAGACTATCCAAACTACAAATGTTACAAAGGTTCTTCGTATGATACGCCTTTTATTGATCCTCAAGAACTATATGATGCAAAGAAGACTGTACCTGACAATGTATTCAAACAAGAGTACCTTGCAGAGTTCTTAGATTCCGGTGGCGAAGTCTTTAGTAATATAAACAGAATCGTATTCGACCAATGGCCAAAGCCACAAGGTAAAATATATTGCGGTATTGATCTCGGTCGTGCAGAAGATTATAGTGTTGCAACTTTCATGGACAGCAACGGAAACGTAATAGATTACTATAGAGAGAATAAGTCAGACTGGCACGACATGGTTAATGCCATGATGCTTAAAATCCGTAAACACAATGCAACTGTACTAATAGAAGTAAACTCTATTGGAGATGTAGTATTTGAGATGATCAAGAAGCAATGGCAAGACACACATCCATTCGTAACATCAAACAAATCTAAGAACGAGATAATAGAAGGACTTATCTTAGATGTTAACGAAGCTTCAATACATATACCAAATAACCAATTGTTCCCAGCACTAACATCAGAGATGGAAACATTTACTTACGAGTATAATCCAAAGACTCGTTCTATTCGATACACACACCCTTCGGGCCTTCATGATGATACCATTATATCTTTAGCATTAGCTAACTATAATCGCAAGACTAACAAGACCTTAGGTTCGTATGCCGTAATCGGCCGCAGATAATCTACAAATTTATTGGAACAAAAACCGTTTCGGCCATATAACTACTGGCAGAGACGATCTGAAGTATAGTCTCCGACCTGCCTCACACTTTCGTCTACAAAATAAATTGGAACAATATCTAGTTTACTGGTATAACAACCATGAATAAATATCAGAAAGCATTCGAGCAGTGGTTCTCACAAAGTCAGTACAACTATACAGATAGTAAGTACATCAAATACCACACACAACTTTACATTGTAGAAGGTAGTTACTTTGAGTTCAAATGGAACTTCAAGAAGTCAGCCATTGATATCAAAAGAATCACCGAAGAGATTTATCAAAATACTTTGAAACAAAAGTAAACTACTAACTATAACAGTTGAATCCTTAAAAAACTTAAACAGATGGGAACAGAAGAATTAACTAAACAATTAGACTACATGGTATCAGAAATTACTGATAACTCATTAGCAAATCAACGTTGCGACTTTACAGGTTGGAATCTAACCGAAGCAATCGTAAACATTGGTTTAGAACTTAAAAGATACAACGATATGCAAGAGACAAAGTAATGTAAAACTTTTGGAACAAGTTAAAGTTATCCACATAAAACAATCGAAACAAATAAAATTAACATGGCAAATTTAGATCAACCTATTAGTAATTCCAAAGTCCTTAGCACCGAAGTTAAGGCGTTAAACAAAAATATGCTTATGGCTAATTTTAATTCGAGCAAGGAGGCTCTAGCAAAACTCCAAAATCAGATTGACCAAATCAAAATATTGGTTGAAATGGAAGAGACCCTAAGTACTATGGCACTACGTGACCAGTACTTTAACGAGACCGAAGAAGAGGAATCCCAAAAGGAATCCGAAGGTCGCGGATGCGGAAGAGCAAGTACTGAAGAGATTCAGAACATGTTAACCGACAAATACGAGAATGGCTACATGTATAGAGCACTCGCTGACAAATATGGAAGACCAATTGACACGGTAATAACTATTATCAAACGTCATAGGTCAGAAGAACAGTTAGCATTAGATCTTAGTATCGAACGGTACGTCCCAATGGAGTGTATCAAGAAGCATCCAAAGAATGAGAGAATGGCTAGGCTAGTCCAACTCTACTATCTTAAAACAGAAGAAGGTAGACCGGCTTACAAGAAGTCTGAGATTGAGAACATTCTAAGGGAAGAGGGCCACGTAATTAAAGATGGTACATTCCAACAAGTCTATAACTACGTAGATCCAAACAGAAGATGCTGCTCCGATATGTTTGAAGATGGGTCCACATACTATGATGAAACACAAGTAATCATAGATGAAGTGGGCGAACTTCTAATAGAACATAGAGTAGAACCGTACAAGATAGACGAGATCATCAAAGTCCTATCGTATTGACAATAGCTTGTTATCTACAAATAGTTACAATTATTTTGAAACAAAGTTGTAGTTAGCACATATAAGCTATAGTTTATTTATTTATTTTATTATCTTGTTTATAGTTGAGGGCCTTCGGGCCCTCTTCTAGTTCAACCGTCCCAAGATTTATATTTCTATACAATGGTACAAATTACAGTTAACGAAACGACATACAAGATGCCTGAGGTTCTTACAATAGAAACCTGGGCAAGTCTTATCAAATGGGACTTCGAGAACATAGAGTACTGGCCACGTATCGTAGGTATCGCAATCGGGTGTAACCCAATGATTCTAAAGGATGCCAAGCATGAGAGCCTTGAATTGGCCATCATACTAATCGCTACGGCCATGCAGAAACGCAAAGAGGTTAAATGTAAAGACTTCAATGATCTAACGTTTGGAGAGTTTGTAGACCTAGATGTGTACCTTACATACGGTATTGACAAACACATGTTAGAGATCACAGAGATCTTAGATGCTAAATGTAAAGACTCAGCAGAGGCCATGTGGTTGATAGATAGATATACTGAGTTTCGTATGTTTACTTATCGCCAATACAAAGAGTTATTTGGTACTGAGACTGATGTACAAGCCGAAGGCCCTGTAGATCCAATGAAGGTTGCAAAGTCTTGGTATAGACTAATAGTACAGTTAGCAAACGATAACCTACTAGATATAGATGCCGTAACAGAAGAGCCACTAAAGAAGGTTCTTAACTTTATGGCCCTACAAAAAGAAAAACAACTAGAAGAGCAGCAACGCATTCTAAAAGAAAGAAGAAAGCATGACGTACAAACAAATCGTAGATAGAGTAAAGCAGATCGTATTCGACCACAAGATCTTAGTAGACTTTGGGTATGGTAACGTATCTGATATCAAAACAAGATCTGTTAACGACCTTAACCAAGGTAACCAAGAGGAAGCAGATTACCCATACGTATTCTTAAACCCTACGAACCACACAAGGACACAACAATCTATTACTTATAGATTTAACATGATTGTAATGGAGATGGCCAAGAACGACTCTGAGGTACTTACAGTACAATCTAATTGCCAAGAGTACATAGACGACATCTTAGCACAACTACGTTTCGGGTACACTGACCAAGTAGACATTATACTTAATGTTAGTCTTACAGCATTCAAAGAAAGGTTCCAAGATACACTAGCAGGGATGACAGCAACTATAGAGATTGAGATTCCATCTGCACTAAACCAATGTATAGCACCATTTGAGTAATGGCATCAGTTGACGACTTTGCAAGCCAGTTAGAAGACTTTGGCGATTCGCTATCAAACCTAGATGAGATCTTATTGTCTATAGGTGGCCAAGTAGTTAGCAACATGAAAGCTAACGCACCGGTAGATAGTGGTTCGCTTAAAAACTCTATACAAGCTGTAGTTACTCAGAATACTTTACAGATTGAGATGTTGGCCTACGGTTTATTCCAAAACTATGGAGTAGATGGTATGCAACAAAGAGTAGCTGATGATGTACCGTTCGGTATCGACCCACAACCAGCTGCAGGGAAACGTTATGGTTTCTCTGGAGACTTCGATATGATCGGTGGTGATTTATCAATAGCTAAAAGAAAGTCGATCTACGCGTTTGGATTGAAACCCCAAAGATGGTTTGACTTACAACAACTAACAATATACATAGAAACAGAAGTGGCTAGAAGACTAGTCGAAGAGATTTAATATGGCAACAATAGCACAACAACCAAATCAAAACAACGGTGCATATGCTCCAAACGTATGGGTACTCTCAGGCCTAGCGACAGCAGACCGTTACATTCTAAAGGTAGTAATCGGTGGAAATATCGTAGCTACATTCAAGCAACCTGCTAACCCAGCCGGTGAAGGTATGTTTGATGTATCGAAAGTACTTCAATCTTACTTAAGTACATACTTCGTAGAAGAGACTGTACATGCAGTAGATACAAACGGTGCACACTTAACTTACCAAGTAGAATACGGCACTGAGACTGGAAACACTGAAACTATCGATGGAGTATCAACTACAAAGTTTGTAATCAACTCATATGCAGACTGGCGTGAGGTTAACCAAGATCTAACAGACTTTCTACCAGAGCCAACATCTATACTTTGTGAGAGTAACTCTAACGTCAATGCAAGGTATGGATCAGAGTACAGTTTCTTAACTAACTACCCAGAGACTTACAAGGTACGTTCAGACGAATACAAGACTCTAAGTTTCTACAACAGAATCGGTAACTTTAACAATGGTACTAACTGGGGACCAAACGAAGCACCGTTCTTTGTACGTATTACAGGTGGTAATAATGACGTTGTATACGCCTTATCAGATGCTAATGGTTCTTCGGTACGTACAAACTGTACAGACTTAACATGTGCATTTGATGACGATAACATCATTGCTTCAATCGGCATTGGCCCAGAGAACATACAAACTCTAATGACTCAACCATATACAAGTTACTCGGTACGTATTTACTCGTACAACAACTGTATAACTACAAGTATTGCAGACTGTACTGATGGTGGTGAGATTCTATCTGATGGTTACCTTGGAGACGTAATATACTCTGCTAACTTTGAGATAGATGATGAGTGTTCGAAGTTTGACCCTGTAACTGTATCGTTTATGAACCAATATGGTGTCAAGGACTACTACACGTTTGACCGTAGGAATACTCGTAGGGTAACTGCAAACAGAAACAACTACGACAAGATGTTAGGTACGTGGAATAGTACTTCGTTTACAATACACGACTATGACAGAGGCCGCACAACATTCTCTACAGCAATTACAACTGAGATGACCTTACAAACTAATTGGTTAACTGACGCTGTATCAGAATGGATGCAGGAGCTTTACACATCTCCATCAGTATCTATTTTTATAGACGGTCAATGGGAACCAGTAACGATTACAACACAAACATACGAAGAGAAGACAGAAGCTCGTAACAACAGACTATTCCAACACGAGATTGCTGTTAGATACTCAAATAGTAAAAAAGTACAAAGAGGCTAATATGGTACAAGTATACGTATACGACTCTACTGGTGCTAAATTTGAATTGGACCTCTACAAAGACGAGCCAATCAAGATTACGTTATCAGCAGAAGAGATCACAGATTTACCTAGAGTTAACTCAGCGTTCTCTAGATCATTCCGTGTACCGGCCACACAGAACAACTCTAAAGTGTTCAAATGGTGGTACGAAGTAAATACAATAGACTTTGATGTAACTCAGAGAGTTAAAGCTGAGCTTTACTCAGATGGTCTATTCTACAAGTCAGGACACATACGTATCAATAGTGCTTATGTAAACGGAACAGCAGACAATATAGATCTAGAACTTGTATTCTTTGGAGAGACCAGAGACTTTGCAAGTCAGATCGGTGAGGTTACTCTAAACAACTTAGAGTTGCAAGCACTTAACCACTACCTAACTCTATCAAACGTAGAAGACTCATGGGATGGTAACCTTGTAAACGGTGACGTTGTTTACGCCATTGCTAACAGAGGCTACGACTACGATTCAAGTGGTAGCGTTACTATTGGTGCAGAGATAGCAGATACATCACAACATACTAACTCATTTCAGAAGTCTAACCACCCGTTACTAACAGAGCAGTTAACACCGATGATCAGAGCAAAGGCAATCATTGACGCTATCTTTGCACAAACAGATTATACATACACGGCTGATAGTTTCTTTAACGATCCTCTATTTACAGAGTTATACACTGATGGTCTACCAAACGCATCAGCAACTATTACAGAAGAACCACCACTATTTGAAGCACATGGCACTGGCCAAACACTCTCAGTATTTGGAGGAACAGACTATATAGATTTTAGCAATGAGATCTCAGATGATACAAACTCGTACTTTCCAGGTTCTAGTTTCTTCTTACCTCCAACAGCAGGAGACTACACATTCGAGAACGAGATCAACTTACGTCTTGGTAGAAGTGTAGGTAATACAACACCAACTTACCAAGTACGTTTAGTACAAGGTAGTACAGTACTTTTAGATACTGGAGTAATTACAGCACCATCAGGTGTTTTTGCATACAGAGTAAAGGTACCACTAAATGGAACAGTTACACTAGCACAATTCAGTGGATCTAACCAAGTTAGTATACAAGTAACTATAAACAATACGAATGGTAACAATAGCGTTGAAGCAGAATCTAATGACGCAACTCCAACACCTACAAAGTTTGAAGTAAATGCGTTTAACGGAACTAACATCATTGCAGTACCTACACTACTTAAGTTTGATGTAAAGTGTATCGACTTCCTAAAGTCAATACTAACTAAGTTCAAGCTTATCATGGTCCCTTCATCTACAAACGACTTTGAGTTTGTTATCAAGCCTTGGATAGACTACATTGCATCTGGTGACAGACTTGACTGGACTTTCAAACTTGACTACAACAAAGATGTTCAACTTAAACCGATATTCTTTGAACAAAGTCAAATCATAGACTACAAAGACCCTACAGACGAAGACTTCGTTAACAAGGACTTTACAGAATTGAATAACCGTGGTTACGGTGAGTTACAGTTTGACAGTACATCAGATTTACTAAAAGGAGTTAGAAAGATTGAGAGTATCTTTGCACCTACTCCAGTAGAGACTGTTGAGGGCTTCGATGATGCATCAGAGTTTGTAATACCAATATTTGCTAAAAGAGGAACTGAAGAATCTGACCACGGACACCTACAAGAATTACCAATGCGTCCAAAGCCAAGGTTACTTTACTACAATGGCTTATCAGATACACTACCAAACGATGAAAAATACTATATCTCTGACGGTACTACACAAGTACAGAAGGATGTATACCCTAGGTTTACACAATCTTCAGGGTTTCCATCATCTGCAACTACTGTAAATCTAAACTGGTTCAGAGATACGCCACTAGCACCTTCTCTACTTAACCTTGGAGAATCAGTGTATGAGAAGTATTGGAACAAGTACATACAAGAGCTTTACTCTCCATTGGCTAGAGTAGTTACAGCTTACTTTAACCTAGATTCTAACGATCTTCGTGTACTTTCTTTTGATGACCTTATCTTTATCAAGAACGCGTACTACAGAGTACTTAAAGTATACGATGCGTCACTATCAGAAACTGCTACGGTTAGAGTAGACCTTGTAAAAATTCTGGAAACTCAAACATTCGCAAATAACGGTACACCTACTGGAGACGGTGGAGGTATTGACGATGTAATTGTTACAGGCGGTGGAGGTACTCCGGTTGAACCACCAGGTGATGATGTCTGGTCTGGTAACGATACTAACTATGGAGATAACGATAATACTTGGGGTAACCCTACAGGTTCGTCCTTCTACCATACAGTACAGGCATGTATAAACCCAGGAGACACTTTCGTAGCTAAGCATTCATCTCTAATAGCAATTGGAGATTCAGTTAAAATGTCAGGAGTAATCCATGTAGACATCTGTTACGAGGTTATTGCACACACAGTTGCACCAGAAGATACAACAGTACTAGAAACTTTCGCAGATTGTTTCAGCTGTAACGAATAATATATTTAATTGTAATGGCACAAGAAGTTAACATCAAATTTACTATAGACGGCATTGATCAGGAGATCAATAACGTAGAAGACTTTACTAAAGCAATGAGTGGTGCTGGTAAAGCAACTAAAGAGGCAGCTGAAGAAGCAACACTCTTTGGAGATATCAAAGGAAAGTTCAATAACCTAATCGCACCAATCAAGAAGGTTATCATGAGTATGAGAACCCTATCAGGAGCCATTGCAGCAACTGGTATCGGTCTTTTAGTAGTTGCCCTAGGTACACTAGTCGCATACTTCAAAACATCAGAGGAAGGTTCTAAAAAGCTTGCAATAGCTATGGAAACTCTAGGCTTATTAGTTGGAGAGTTAACAGAGTTTGCAGCAGAGCTAGGTGGTAAGCTTGTAGATGCATTTAAGAATCCAGTACAAGCACTAAAAGACTTTGGACAACTAATCGTTGACAACATCATTGAGAGATTTAGATCTGCTATTGAAGTAGTTGGTTTCCTTGGCTCAGCCCTGATGAATGTATTCTCTGGTGAGTTTGCTGCAGCCCTAGAAGATGTAAAATCAGCAGGTACAGAACTTGTTGATGTATTTACAGGTGTTGATAACTCTGTAGAGAAGATTGGAGAAGCTGGCGAGAAAGCATTTAAGAAGATAAAGAAAGCTGTAGAGGAAGCTACTGTAACGGCTACCACATTGGTAAACGCTCAGAGAAACCTCAGAGATCTACAACAAGAACTAACAGTTGAGAATGCAAAGCTTAACCAACAGTTAGAAGCTCAAAGAAAGATAGCAGAAGATACTACACTTACATATGCTGAAAGAGCAGCTGCACTTGACGAAGTTGGAAAGATACAAGTACAGTTAGCTCAGAATGTAGCTAAACAAGCTAAAGCAGAAGAAGATCTACTAGAGTTACAAATTGCTAACGAAAGTAACTACGAGAAGAGAGAAGAACTAGAAACACAGTTAGCAGAGGCCACAGCTGCGCGTATAGACGCTCAAACAGCTCTAAACACTGTAGAACAAGAAGCAGGAAAGTTAGGCCGTGAGCTTGACCAAGAAGAGGTTGATAGAAAGCGTAGCATTAGAGATATGTTACAAGAGTTAGCTCAAGAAGAGTTAGACAATGCATTCGAACAAGCAAGGAGAGAGTTAGAGATAGCTGAAAGAGCGGCCCTAGAAGAACTCGAATTACTAAAAGCATCAGAAGAAGAGAAGAACGCAGCTAAACAATCGTTCAGTAATAAAAGAATGGCCATTGATGAAGAAGAAGCTAAATTTAGAGAAGAGTTGGAGAAAGAAGTTGCAGATGCGAATCTTAGTGTCGCTGCTGATGCTTTGGGTGCTGTTGCAGGCCTTCTCGGTGAGAATTCAGCTGCTGCAAAAGCTGCTGCTATCGCTCAGACTACTATTCAAACTTACCAAGCCGCTCAAGCTGCATATGCTTCACAACTTATACCAGGTGATCCAACCTCACCTGTTAGAGCTGCTATTGCTGCTGGCGTTGCTATTGCGGGCGGTCTTGCTAATGTTAAAGCAATAGTATCAACTCCAACACCAGGAGGAACAGCGGATTCAGGTGGAGTACCATCAAGACCTACGATTCCAAGCTTCAATCCACAGAGTGCGATAGATACAGTAGTAGGTGGCAATAACGTAGTTACACCAGAATCACAAACCGTTGTTAAGGCATACGTTGTTGCAGACGAAATGACCAACCAACAAGAAGCCAACAAGAAAATTAACGACTTAGCAAAACTATGAGAAAGATTGTAGAACTTAGAATAGACGCAGACGAACTAGAATTAGATGGTCTTGGCGTAGATATCATGAGTCTCGTAAATACTCCGGCTATTGGTATCAACTGGCAAGCCTTCGCACAAGAAGAGTTTGTTAACCCAGAGCCAGGAGAAGATAAAGAAGACTTCATCAGTCGTTGTATTCCAATTATCCAAGAAGAAGGGTACCCACAAGACCAAGCATCAGCTATCTGTTACGCATCATGGGACGATCGTTTCTATGTAGACAATACAGGTATGGAACACTACAAAGCATTCTTAGATGCTAATGTAGATATGATGAAGAAACCAGGTGGTGGAGCTGCTGGCGAAGGTGGCGTAGACCACGGTGAGCAGATGAAGATACTTGCAGAGAACGGAATCGATACAGGTTACCCGTTTGGTTACTGCTTCCAGATCGCACAGTTCTTATTCTATTCTCTTGGAGGATACGAAAGTAACTGGGATCTAAAACTAATCAAGAAGATGGAATACCAGGTAGATGGAGTAGACTTCCAATCAACACACTGGTATGTACAAAATAAAACTAATGGTAGAATTGTAGATCTATCAGCAGAACAGTTTGATGGTATCTTAGATATCAACAAATATTACAAAGATGGCCGTAGAGCTAACCTTGGATTCCCTTACTATAACGTAGGAGACAAGAAGGTTGAGTTTGACAATACTGTGCCATCACTACAGACACTTAAACTATACTCTAAATGGAGAACAGAGTATGAGACATCGGATGTCTTAGAATCGTTCTACGTGGCTAGTAAATACGAAGAACTACGTAAAGATTTTGCATCTCTAGAAGAGCAAGTACAAGACTACATTGTAGAGCTTGCAAAGTCTGATGAGTTCGGAGAGGAATACGATCCTGAATCAGTAATCATGATCGATGGTACAAAGACTAACTTTAACACTATCGGAGATTACTTAAAGGGCGTAGCCGCTTTAGACGTATTAGGTCGCAGAGTAAAGAAAGACGAGAAGCCAGAAAGAAAGTACAGATATGCAGGAGCACTTGCAGAGCGTAACTTCTGTAAGGCAATGCAAAGAATGCGCAAATTGTATACTCGTAAGGAAATTGACGAGATGTCAAGTCGTGTTAACACAGGTTTCCGCCATGATGGACAACGTTACTCCATCTTCGACTATAAAGGCGGTGTAAACTGTAAACACTACTGGGAGGAGCTAGATGTATTTAGATCAGATAGCGGACAGTTGATAATGATCTCTCATGGCCCAGCATCGGGCAGAGCAGGTCAAACTGCCGGTCCACAGAACAACTACTGGCACCACCCAAATTCTCGCTTCTCTTTCAATGAGGAACAAAGAGTAATCGTAGGACCTGCAATGGTACCACAAATGTTAATCCCACGTAAGGATGCATTAGGTAATATCTTTCACGTTTACTTCTCTAAACAAACTATCAAGAACATTGCTGAGAAATTCTTAGCAGATAACAGACATAATAATACAGATGTTAACCATGATGATAATGTGGTTACCAACAATACACTACTAGAATCTTGGATCGTAGAAGATGAGACTTACGATAAGTCAACTAAGTACGGTTACAATGTACCAGTAGGAACGTGGATGGTTAGCTACAAGATCAATGACGAAGATACATGGCAAAAGATTAAAGACGGAGAACTACGTGGATATTCAGTTGCTGGTAACTTTATAGAAAAACTAGCAAAGAACTAATGTTACACGAAACTAAAGACAGTATAGCGAACCTAACAACAATAGCTGGAGCTGGAGTAGCTTGGTTAGATATTAACACTATCTTATCACTGTTACTTATCCTTACAGGTATTGTTCTAAATATTACTAGAATCTGGGAGGTACGCCGTAAAGCTAAGTAACTTTTGTCAGATACATATACTGTTATATTTACAAACAAGGTTAGTTATTCTAACCCTTAAAAACAATTACTAATACTATGACTGTACAAGACGCTATCACTAAATTGCGTGTTATGCTTGGAGCTGAAGTTCCAGTACAAGAGGTAGAAATGGAAGAAACTGAATCTGCTACAGAAGAGGCAACAGAAGCTAAAATGGCTGCTGCAACTCTAGTAGACGGTACAGAAGTTTACACTGATGGTGAGATCGTAGCAGGAGCAATCCTTTACATCTCAACTGAAGAAGACGAAGATCCATTTGCACCTGAAGGCATCCACGAAACAACTGAAGGTCTTCTTGTTACTGTTGGAGAGAATGGTGAGATTGCATCTATTGAAGAGAAAGCAATGGACGCGCCTGTAGCTGAAGAAGCTACTAGCGAAGAAGTTACTGAGGAAGCAATGGAAGAAGTAGAAGAAGAAATCAAAGAAGAGATGTCTTCAGAAGAACTTCTAGGTGCTATCGCTGAACTAATCAACGACTACAAGAAAGAAGTAAAAGAAGAAATGAGCTCTCTAACTGAGCGCTTTAACGCATTAGCAGATGAGCCTGCTACTAAACCGGTTCGTAACAACTTCAAAGAAGAGGTTGCAACTAAAACAACGAAAGCTAACGCGCGTATCGAATCTATCATCGCTATCCGCAACGGCAGAAAGTAATAACTAAAAATAATAATTTGAAATCATGGCATTTGATTTAACAGCACTTTCAACTTATACTGACGAGCTATCATTAGAATTGATCGCTAAAGCAGTATTAACAACTGACTTAATGTCAGAAATCGACGTACGTTCAGGCTTATCAGCTGGAACAGTCGCAATCAACCTAATGGACGGAGACCTAAACGTTGCAGATCTTGCATGTGGATGGAACCCTTCAGGTGATGTAAACTTCTCTCAGGTAGATATTACTATCAGAGACAAGCAAGTAAAAATGGAGCTTTGCCCGGACGATCTACGTCAATACTGGTTAAGCCAAAGAATGTCAGCTGGCGCTGACCAAGATTCTGTACCATTCGAAGAAACTATCGCTACATACTACGTAGAGAGAGTTAAGAAGTACAACGAGTCTTACCTAATCGACGGTGACGGTACTGGCGAAGGTATCAAAGATCAAGTAACTGCTGCTAACGGTGCAACTGTACCTGCTGGCGCTGCTGCATGGACTGTTGCTAACGCAATCGACCAAGCTTTAGATCTATTCGATTCTATCGATGAGTCAGTTAAGAACAGAGAAGACCTTATCATGATGGTTTCTCCAGCTAACTTCCAGACTCTAAGAAGAGCTCTAGTTGCTCAAAACTACTACCACTACAACCAAGGCGACGGTAAGTCTCTTGATCTAATTGGTACTAACTGTAAAGTTGTTAAGACTTCAGGTCTAACAGGTTCTAACTACGTAGCTGCAGGTCCTGCAGGATTCATCGTAGCTGGTACTGGTCTAGAGTCTGACTTCGAAACAATGCAGTTCTACTTTGACAAAGGCGAAGATGTAGTAAAATTCATCGCTAAATGGAGATTAGGTGTTGCAGTACACCAAATCAACGTATTCGCTACAAACGCACTAGCGTAATCAAAACCTCAAGGATGGGACTTCGGTCCCATTCTTTAACCAAAAAAAGAATTCAGAAATATGGCATGTTCTAACTTAACAGCAGGATTTACATTAGATTGTAATGATAGCAATGGTGGGATCGAGAAGATCTTCATCGCAAACGGAGCTGTAGAAAGCATCACTGAAGCTGCAGGAGTAATTACTGCAATTACAGTTGGCGGTTCTGCACTTGCACCGGCTGATTTCTTCGAATTTGAAGTACCACGTCAAACATCATCGTTCACTGAAACTGTTGCAGTTTCTCAAGAGAACGGTACTGTTACATACGACCAAGCACTAACTATGGTGTTTAACAAGATGGAAGCATCTAAGAGAAATGAGATTCTTCTTATGGCTCAAGCTACATCAATGGTTGTTGTATTCAAAGATGGCAATGGTAAGTACTTCTCGGTAGGTATTGAAAGAGGCGCATACATGTCTGCAGGTACAGCTACCTCAGGTACAGCGTACGCAGATAGAAACGGATACGAAATCACGGTATCAGGTCTTGAAGCATCACCTTCATTCGAAGTAACAGGTACTATAGTCGAAGCATAAGCTTCCCACCCTAGCGGGTGTCTCTATACCCTAAGGGCTCACATTAATTTGTGGGCCCTTTCTTATTTACAACGCGGGCTAAATCTATATTTAGTAGTATAAATACAGCATTTTACACGTAATGACCTTATATCTACCAACTGGCGCAACAACTGCGCAAATAAGCTTCAATACACCAAAT